AGCAATGTCTGCATCATTTAATCCATTTTGGATAATTAAATTACCAATTGAGGTTTTTATATAACTATCAGTTCCATCGTGATAAATCTGTAAATCATTATCTGCACCAAAAGCAACCTTTGAATCATCTGCAAGTTCTAATATGTTATTAGTATTATCCCAATAAAGATTAGCAGTACTACTTATTGAATTTGTTCCATCCCAAAATGCTACCCTAGTAGCAACACCACTTCCATTTACTCCAAGAGTTCTTTCTATTACATTACCTGAAGAGTCAACAGCTAATGCTTTTACTGGAGTTCCTGTTATTGTACCACTTCCGTAAGCACTTAACTTTAACGATCCTGCAAAAGTTGCGCTTAGATCTGGATTTAGCTGAAGTAAAACAGCTTCAGAGTTGTAAGGAGAACTATGAGAAGTTCCTCTATATATTCTAAATGCATTACTATCGGAAGAACTTCTAGAAGATAAACTCCAATAAACGCCACTCCAACTTGTAGCTGTGCCTGCGGTATCTCTACCAAATAATAAATCTGCTGGGGCATCACCTCTTGTGTCTATTCTTACAGTTCCTCTATTAGACAAACCGGTTACATCTCCAATTCTTACTCTACTATTAAATCGAGCATCTCCTGCAAAAGTTGCTACAGACGTACTTGCATTTAAAGTCATTATACTTGAACCAGTACTTGATTTATATGCTATTGTATTTGTACCTGCTTCAAAATAATGATCTCCACCATAATCAAAAGTCAATCTTGAGTTTAATGTTACATTTCCTGAAAAAGTTGCATTTTGTGATGAGTCTAATAATAATGCTCTTGTTAATGCTGATCCTGTTTCTGTAAAAAATCCTAAACTGCTTATCGCACCACTACCTCGTAATGCTTGTATTCTTGCCATAAACCTATTGGCAGTGTCATTGGAACTTGATTTAAAATCAATATTGTAACCTCCACCGTTATCAATATTATTATTATCAAAAAGAAGTTGAGTTGTAGGAGATGTTTGTGATACTGATGTGTTTGCTATTGTAACTGCACCTGCTGTAGTAACACTTCCTGCAAAAGTTGCGTTTTGTGAAGCGTTAAGTGTTAAAGCTGCGGTTGATCCGCCTGTTCTAAAAACTAATTCACCGCTAGCGTTACTTGCTGCAATATAATTAGATCCAGCTCTAAGTAATTGTAAAAATGCACTTGATGTTGTTCCAATGCTAGTGTCTCCAGTAAACTTTGCAGTTCCAGTAACGTGAAGTTTAGTACTTGGGTTAGTATTTCCAATACCTACATCACCTCCATTAAAGTAACTATCTCCAGCAGTAGATATTTGTACTTGCCCTTGCTCACCATTAGAGTACATCTTGTAAACAGCATCATTATTACTGTCTATCTCCATTTTGAAAGATGAGTTAGTACCTTCTTTTATGACAAAAGCATCTGAGCTTGTAGCTGATTGTATTTCAAGATTTGCAGTAGGGCTATCAATTCCAATTCCTACTTTCCCATCGTGGTTAATTCTTACAGCTTCATCTAATGTTTCATCATTTTGTGTAACAAAGAATCCTAATCCTGTGCTAGAGTCTGAATCGCTTGCCACCTCTCTAATTGCAGCAATACTCGCTCCCACCATACTGTTTCCGGGTGTAGTTGCGTCATTACCCGCTATTCTAAATTTAATTCCTACCCCTTCACCTCCAAGTTGGTTAATTGTATTGCCATCATCTCTTGAAGAAATAGTATATGGATAATCTATAGTAGAGGCGGCAGATAATTGTTTACTAATCTCTAATAAAGAGGTAGGCGTAGCAGTCCCAATTCCTATATTGCCAGAACTATTAATACGCATTGCTTCGCCACCATTTGTTTCAAATAGAATATTTTTATTTGCGTCTTCTGCATATAATTTTAAGTCTCCATCTGTTTTTATTGTAGCTGTTCCCGTACCTACATTTCTAAAAAGAATTTCTTTAGATCCATTAGCTGCGCTATCTAGCCTTAAAGTATTTCCTGTACCAAATATTTCTAATGGCGCACCCGGCACGTCAGTCCCTATACCTAACCTATCATTAGCATTGTCCCAATTGAAATTAGCGTTACTGCTTAAAACACTTGCCGCTGACCAAAAGGTGACTCTTGTTGCAGCTCCTCCTCCTGAGATTCCACCCCCCGCTGGAGCGGTCTCTATTATGTTTCCACTGCTGTCTATTTGTAAGTTTTTTACAGCTGTGCCTGTATGCGTTCCAGATCCATAAGAGTTTAACTGAACCTGACCATCAGAGTTATCTATTGTAAACCTTCTAGTTATTGTGTTTTCATCATCACTTATCGTGTCTATCCTAAATAAACCTGTCTGTTGTCTTATTAAACTGTTTACATCTGTAGTATCTGACTCTATAAGCTTAATGTCCATTATTGAACCAGTTAGCTTAACATTTCCTGCAACTTCAAGCTTTTCTTGAGGATTACTAGCACCAATACCAACATTACCTCCATTTAAATATGAATCGCCATTAGAATTTAAAAGTACTTTTACTGAATTTCCTGCATTTTTAAATTGCAAGTTATAATCTCCGCTAACTGAATTTATAAGAAACTTAGTATTGTTTGTGTCATTTTCTATTCTAAAGACAGTAGAAGTACCTGTCTGACTTATGCCAGATATGTGTAGCTTAGAACTAGGCAAAGTGGTTCCAATACCTAAATCCCCATCATTATCTATAACTATTTTACTATTTCCTGCTTGTTTAAAGTTGGCAATTATCCCTGTTCCTGTTTGATTAACTTGTAAAAGATCTGTAGTTCTACTACCATCTATATGAAGCAATGAACCGGGATTATTAGTACCAATACCGACATTCCCTGAAGAAAGGATAGTTATTCTCTCAGCGTTATTAGCGTCAATAGAAAGAGTATTTGTGTTATTGTTATAGGCTATTCCTCCCATTGAATTATCATCAGCATCACCAAATATTAAATACCCTTCAGCTGTTGCTTCTGTAATAATTCTTATACCCTTGTTTCCACTTGAAGTATTAATAGATATATCTCCATCTACTTCTAAGGTTTTAGATGGTGAAGAGGTATTGACACCTAGTCTGTTATTTGCTTCGTCTAAATGTATAAAGCTTGAGGCGGCAGTATTTGTAGCAGTACCAACCCATACTTTTCCTGTAGGTAGATTAGGCACATCATTACTCCTCATTATTGAAGAGACAGTTAGTGATCCAGAATTACCCGTAGAAACCTTCCCTACCAATCCCATATTCTGAATTAGGTTAGTAGATCCTTGAGGTTTTGTTAGCGTTAAACCTCCGCTTGACTTAACATATATAGTGTCATTAATAGAAGGAGTAGATCCATCAATAGGCGATGTAATTAGATTTAACAGTTCTCCAGTAACTATAACATAACCAGTACCGTTTTGAACTAAATCTCCAGTAAGCAGTCCTACTGCGGGCATTTTAGTAGCATCACCAGCTTCAGCGGGAGCTATCTCAATAACATTAGTTGCCCCTACAGTTCCTGTTTTATACACAGGAGTTCCTTTATTTATCGTAGACCCTGAAGTGTTTTTACAAGCAATAAGAACATTTGATGCGGGATCTGCCGTTGCTTGAGTAGTGTTAACCCAATTGCCAGTAGATGCTTGATAAGTTAAATACTGACCATCAGCGATAGACGATATGTCTACATCATTAATGTCATCAATGTCTAAAACGACAGTACCCGTTAATCCATTTACTGAAGTAACAGCATCTGTAGAATCAGACTTTTGCCAAACAGCACCATCATATATACATAGATCACCTATTTCAAAAGATATACTTCCACTACCTAAGTTTTGAGTACCCGCAACACTAACACGATACACATCTCCTGATGTTCCTGTGCCATCAGCAAGGGTTGGAGTATTAGTATTTGCGTTCCACGTTCCTAAATAAAGAAATACGCTAGATGGTAATTGTGAAGTTGGAATTTTACCACCACCATCAAGAGTAGCCACGCCATTAGCAGCAGCTCTTTGACTAAGAGGAATAAATCTTCCGTCTATATCTACAGTTATAGTATTTGTGTCTCTTTTAGTAAGAGTAATAACTCCGTCTGTCGTGTCAAAAGCAGCAGAGGTAATAGTCTCATTATACGCTGCCGTCCAAGTAGCTTGAGTAGCATCTGTAGGTAGACTGTAACCAGTATCAAATCCTAAAGCTAGTGTTCCTGATGTTGTTACTGGATTACCACTTATATCAAAACCTGTAGGCACAGACATATCTACGCTAGTGACAGTACCAACAGTAGAGTTTATAGTTATAGTATCTGTAGTAGGATTTGTAGCTATAGTTACTCCCGTTCCTCCAACGAAAGTAAGTGAGTTCGTTAATGAAGAGGCGACAACGTCTGTTTGGCCAGAGACGATAAGTCGATTAAATATACCTACACTTCTATTCTCCCATTGGTCTTCTTGAGAGTTATATACTATTAACTGATTATTTAAAGGTTCTGTTATGGATGGAGAAAATCCACCACCAACAGCACTGCCACCTACAGCCCCACGTATCTTAGCGAGTAAGGTGAAATAAGTAACTGTTTTATTTTTCTTTGTGCTTGGATCAAATAATGTAAACTGATCCTCTGGAGCTATTCTAAAATCTACTTGTACGGCCATAGCACAAATTTACAAAAAGAAAGGGGGCGGGTTACCTTCGCCTATTGCTGTTCTTCATTAAGAAGAACGTCTACAATATTCTCTTCATCCTCAAGCTCAGATCTTTCTCCTTTTCTTTGGGAGATTAACTTGCTTTGTTGAACAGCTTGCTTTTTAACACGATCATCCTTTCGGTCTTCTTTCTCGCTCTCTAAGGTTTGCTTAACGCCAGACTCTATCCTTTGCTCGGCAATGCCAAAGTTACCTTTTAAGTTTTCAAGCTGCATCTTTAACTCATACTCCAATTGCATAAGCTGAGCTTTTGCCTGAGTCTCTATCTGTATTCTTTGAGCGTCAATCTGAGCTTTCATCTGCTCCTCTTGCATCTTTCCTTGAGAGCTAGCCATCGCTGTTTGCTGATTCATCTGTGCTTGCATCTGAGAATTCATAGCAGCAGTTTCTTGTTGCTGTTTAATCCTCTTCTTTCTACGAACAACTAGTAGTCTTTCCGCTTGGTCAATATCTCTTAGTTGCCTAATTGCAATTGCATCTTCTAAGTCAATCTCTTTCTGAGCTAGAGCTACTTGAATGTTTTGCTCTAAGTAAGCCTTGTCTACATCATTCATATCGCTAACGACACGAACACCAAAATTATACATAGGTAGCTTAGAGAAAGAACTAAGAACACTCATATTCTCTTTACCTATAGCCTTCTCATACGCTTGATACAATATAGTCTTAGGAGGAATTATTTGTAAGCATTTAACTATATCCTCGCAAACCCTTCTGTATAAAACTAAAGAGGCGTTTGTTATATCATATAAAGCATTATTTCCTGCCGCTAATTGCTGTTGTCTAACACCTACTAGCTGATCCCCCTTTGGAGATGTGCCATCCATAACTTCATTGATACCCGTAGCATCACGAATCATTCTTAGATAGTGATTGTATAAAGCTATAAGCTCATTGATATTTCTGATGGTATTATCTAAAGGACGAACCGGTGGGTTCTGGAATCCTCCTTCCGGGTTCTTGCTCCTATAATAAAAGACACCTGTCTGTTCGTAGATGTCTTGAATATCTAGTGGTTGCAACTCTCCTCCCCGACCTAATTGGACATTTTCTAGTCCTTCGATATCGACAAGAAGACCGTCTGGCTTTGCCTTAGCAATTGCTTGCTGAATCTTGAGGTGAGACAATTGTAGCTGATCTGCGAATCCTATTACTCCAGAAACTATGGATTTAGGGATCATTCTTCGGATGTTTGTTGCAATCGCACTATAGCTCATACGTGTACGGCTTAGGTCGTGTACATTCTTTGGTACATTCTTTTTTAAGCCATAATTATATATGTGTTCTGTTCCTATGATAAAGCAACCACCATATAGCGTAGAATTCTGCATATAAACAGCCTCTCTATCATAAACACTATTTGTTGGTGCTGAGTACTTATTTCCTTTATGGTAAAAACCAATATTTCCATAAGCAGATTCTTTCTTTTCGAATATAACATTGTCTACACTCACAAACTCAAAGTCCATAACCTGTATAGTGTACTCGTCATATCCATAGTTATATCTATCAAGGTTACCATCGTATGTTGAAGAGCCTATTATGTTAGGGTTATTACCATATCGGTTCATAACCGTCTTAGCCATATTCTTATACTGCTCTTCTGTAAACTGATCTCCAGCGACTCTCTTCAACTCAGAGATAGACATCCTTTCAATATGTCCAGCATAAACGATATCAGAAAAGTTAGGGTCGTCAGTATAGCTATGAATAAAATAAGCAGGATCTACATACTTAGTTACAATTCCGTAGTTAGGGTCATTCTCTCTCTTGACAACAGCCATACCTACATTAACTAAATCTTCTACATTTCTTCTGTAGATACGCTCATCAAAATCATTCCAAGAAAGGGTTAGGTTAATGCCTATCTGTGAAGCTATTTCTGATGCTGTTTTTAAGTTAGTGTCTAAGAATATCTCTACCTCTTCTGGGGTATCAGGAAGCTGGTCTGGGTCTACCCTTACTTTTAATCCAGAAGCTTTAATTTCTTTAAGTCTTTCCTTTTCTTCCGTGTATAATTTTACTTTGTTTTTCTCAATGTCTTTTTCACTCCTAGATAAAGGGTCTATCGCCTCTACATTAGGATACATCTTAGAAGAAAGGATTTTATTTACTACAATTTTTACAAACTTAGGAACAATTGGCACTGGAGTCCAATCTAATGACAGCATAGATCCATCACCGTTATTCGGGTCTAAAGAAGACAGTATTTGTTTATATATTGAGGTATCTTGAGTCCCGTTTGCATAATCCCTTGACACTTCAAATTCCCTCCACCTTTTGGAGTATAGAGAGCCATCAATATCTACGCCTCCCCATTGAGAGTATATCGCTTTAGCATACTGTAACCCATATTGCTTTGTTAGCTTTTTGGGCTGCTCCGCTAACGGATCAGGAAAAATAGACTCATAATTTGATGAGCTTCCAGTGTAATTCATTTAGTAAATGCTTTGTGTACAAAGATACAGATAAGAATTAACGCTTAATTGGGCGTACTTTCCTAAAAAACACCTTGCTTTCAAAGTCTGTTTTAATTTTTTGTTTAACATTTTTTTGTGCTGCCATAAGAGCTAATCCACTAGATATTGATAAGTCAAATTTAGTACGATCATCTATCTTAAAGTTAATCCAATCTTCTAAAGTTCTATTAAAATACATATTTCCATAGTTCCCAGTCTCGTGATGTACACCTACGTGATCGTGAATATACGCCTCAATTGCCTGAGCGTGAGCTTGTATGATATCTTGAGAGTTAGAAGGTATGCCTTTTGTCTTTGTCTTTATGTGGTTTGAAACTGCTCCTAGATGAGCGGGCCTATCCATAAGATAACCATCATAACCCCTTGCCTCAAAATATCTTGCAATTCCATATTTATTGTTCTCTATAAGTATTGGATAACCATAAAACTTAGCAGCCATAAGAATATCTTCATAGAATATTTTTGCTAATGGAGGTCTACTTGCATACTCAGCAACGAACATATTTGAAGGGTGTTGTATAGAAAACTTATTATAAATATGACAAGCTCCTTTTGAAGATCTGTAGTCAACAGTAGTATCTATATCATATGAGTCAACACCGCCACACCCTAACGTCTGATTAGGAGGGACAATCTTGTTGTTTTCTACTTTTCTTAGATTCCTCAGATCTGCTGGAGGTAACCAGCTTATTCTCCATCGACCATTAACATCGGGTTTAAATAGAACCTTTGTGTCTTGCTTGCCGTTCTCCCAAACAAAGTTACCTACGACAATTGGATTTGGATACAGATCATCGTTATACTGAGTCTGCTCATAAATCTTTTGTATGTTAAACAAGCTACTCTTTGTAGAATCTCTAAACGCCTCCTCTTCAGTAAAAGGAAACTGTCTGATTATTTCGTTAAGTTCATAGCTGTTGTGTTGTTGACCCTTGCGTTCATTTTTTAAAAAAGTCTTAGCACCTATTTCCGTAGGAGTTCCGTCTTCGGTAAGAACCATAGACTCTGGGTCATCGATTATAGGATTGCCGTACTGATCAAAGAATCCTTCTAGTGCCTCATAGGCAGGAATGAATATTGAGTAAAGACCACTCTTTGTTCTTCCGTTTTCGTTTCTATCTAAAGGATCTGAATCTTTATATAAGTCTCTGTATTCACGACCCCCTTTGTCTAACGGATTTACTGTAGATCCTACTAACGATTTACCTATAACTCTTCTACCTACCAAAAGACAAGTTCTGTGTATTCTCCACACCTCTCGTATATCAATCCCTTTCTCAAACTTACCCGCCTCATCTAAGAATAAAAGGTGAGTCTTTGATCCGTCATATGCATTACTAACAGTATTCTTCCAATTTATTATTGTATCTAAAGCTTCGCCCTTTTGAACACTCTTGTTCTTTTTTGTAATTCTCTTTGAAGGCTCTCTGAATGCTAACTCTTGACGAGGGTTTGTTGTACCGTCAAGAATAGGCTGAAAGAAAAATGGATAAGACTTGTATATAGGGACTACCTTACTTGAGAATACTGCCGACTGAGCATCCGTTCCAGTTTTACTCATTATGCCTAACAGCTTTTCTTTTACCTGAGTAGCCTCATTTACCATTATGCTAGAACTCATATTTGTGTACCCGGATCTTCTACACTTAGTGTATATCTGACCCATACATCTTGGATCAGCCTCGCAAGCAGAGAAGTGAATAAACAGCCTTCTTTGAAATTCTAAATAACTAGGATATCCGATATCTATCTTACTCCATTGCAAAAACATATAGTGATGACCGGTAATGTATGTTGGAACACCATTATTGTAAAACCAAACACCTTCTCGCCTTCTTCTAAATTCTTGCTCTATGTATGGAGCATACTTTTGTTGGAATTCTTTGGGGGCTGAATACCAATCTTCCATAGAAGTTACAGTATTTAAATCTTTAGGCATATCATACCTTCTCCAATGCTGATCTTTTTTTGGGAGGTCGTGAAATAGTATGTCTTTCTTTTTAGGCTTCTTTGGTAATTGTATGTTTAAACAAGCAATTTCTTCTATGTCTCCTTCCGTATCATTAAAACATACATTAATAATCGCTTGATCGTCTATAATTTTAAGACCCGCCATTATTTTTTAACGAATTTTTCTGCAAAACCTCCTCGATAATCTATCTCTTTAGATATTTCACCATTATCTCCTAATGATGACACTAATTCCTCTAACTTTTGACGCTCTATAATTAACTCCTTGCAAGCCAATGCGGTATCCTTAATAGCTTGAAGTTCTGCTTTACGTGCAGACCCCGTAAGGTCTTGATCTACAGGCTTTTGTATTTCTGAAGTCATATTCTTAATTGCTGACTCCATAGCTTTAATTAAATCTACTGATGCTTTAGCTGTTGTAAATTTTACTTTTCTACTATTGTTAGATTTTGAATTAGCACTCTCCATAGTTTTTTATCATCAATTTGCATTTCATAGTCGGAGTTCTTCGTAAACCAAACGACATCTCCAATTTTCAACCCTAGCTCTTTTATCTTATCACTAGCATACATAATCTTTCCTTTATAGTTTACCTCTTCTTCAAAAGATACAAGTTCAAGGATATCACTTTTTAGTTTAGGCTCTGGCTTTATCGGATCTAAAAATACCCAATCATCTAAAGCTATAATCTCATCCGTGTCTTTTTTCTTCACAATATAAGATTGTGTGGCGTGACCACCGTCTGGACTGTAGTTAACCTGATACAAGTCATTATTCTCATCAAGAACTTGAGGTGTTATCACAACGTGATGATGAAAGTAAAGTGTGTCTCCAATAGCTACTTGCGTTTTGTACTTTTCCGGGATGCCAACAACTTCACCTTCCATAACCCTATGCTCAAACTCGTTGAACTTAGTTTCGATATATATCTCAACGTCTCCTATCTTTTTAGTCTCGTTCACTTTCTTGGGAACGTAAACAACAAAATTACTTAGTGGTCTCATCAGAAGTTACAATCAAATTCAAGTAATACGGGTGCGTTTTCTACAGCCTTCCATAAGGCTAAGTCTCCATTCTGATCTTTGATATAAATGACGTATCGTCTTTCTTTATATCTGTCTAAATGTTTTCTGTCTAATAAGATGGCGTTTACTTCACCAGCTCCAGCTTTCTGACCTACATAGTAAGCCATCGCTTTAAGTGGGTCGTTGCCCACGATAATTTTACGAATGATTTCCATTTCAATTTAAATTTAAGCATCTCCACCTTCTCTGTTTAGCCAGTAGTCTATATTACTAAAGTCATCATCGCCTTTATCATACGAACTTGCTATATGAGACATCAAAGAAGCTAATTCACTTTCATTATCGACAAAGATACTAGAAATAGCATTTACCTTATAGCGTAGTGGAGAAATGTCTTCCTCTATAAGGCCAACGCACATTACAGACATAAAGTCTTTCTTTAGACCGTAATCTTCAGCTAGGTCTTCTATATCCTCAAACTTCTCTCTAACCTTTATAAAAAATTCAAGCTTGTTTTCTTCTTCTTTATTCATTATTTGAGATCAACTTAACACTAGATCTAAAATACATAGTTTCTCCCACTCCATTGCTTGCCCTCACATCTATGCTTGAATTGTCAGAGCTAATGGCTGCTGAAAGAATAAAGTCTCCAGTTGTTGTATCGCCAAGTTGTACAGCTACAGAGTCTGAAAATATAGGTGCAGTTGCTGTGTTCTGTGAATTCCAAATAACAGAAAAAGTACCCATTCTCTTTCTTGTTTCATTTCCAACATTAACAACATAGTCAACCATCATTCCTTTGAATGTTGTTATTGGTATGCTAAACATAATAGAATTAGTAGCTCCATTTGCAACGTTTTCACCTTCTGATCTTCTGTAAGTAGAAGTTTTTCCGTCACTTCCTTCTCTTATAACAAAATCAGTTCCTGCATAAAAAAGAATAGATGTGCTAAAAGTAAATATAGAAGAACCACTAAGAGATCCTGAATTATTAAACTGTATTTGAGTGTTGCTACCACCAGCAGCTGCTGTAACTCCTGTAGTTACATAATCTTTTAAGTCTTGAATGGTTATGTACTTGTGAGCTGTTGCACTTGCGTCATATATAAAGAAGCTATCCTCTATAGCTACATCAGACTCTGTTAGTTGAAGTAGTGTTGTTGGAGCGTTTAGGGATATAACATTGCTTCCTGATACAGCAATGGGAGCTGTTCCAGTGTTGGATTCTCCAGTAGAGAACGCACCACTATTTAAAGTTCTTTTTACAACATTATTATTTGAATCTAAAAGCAGAGCAGAAGTTTCTGAAGACCCAGCGGTAGGTGCTGTCCCAAATTTTAATGTGCCATCCACTTCAACGATTGTTGAAGATATTTTAAGAGCGGAGTCATTTCCCGCCCCATCTTCTACCACCTTAGTAGAAGTAGTTATCACACCCTCATCTAGTTTTAAGAGAGATGTATAGGCCTCTTTTACCTTTGTTCCTGCAAGTGTTCCCATAATAAAGTACTTTTGTACAAAGATACATTTAATTCAATTCATTATGGGATCTAAACGAATCCACAAAAAAGAGGACAAGAAGTTTCGTGATTTCTTATATCTAGACAATAAACCAGACTCTCCCGCTAAGTTTTACTATATAGCCATACGATGGGCTAGAAAAAACTCTACACTAAAGCCTAGACAGATAGAAGCCCTGTTCTTTATGCACGACCTAGAGTTCTTTACTTGCCAATGGTTAGGTAAACAGCTAAAGGTTAGTTACTTTCAAACTAAGGATAAACTGATAGGCCCACTAGTGCGTGAGGGTTACTTATTTAAGTACTTTGATAGAAGAGCTGTTGGGTATGAAGACGACAGTATGTGGTTTAGAGATGAGAATAGGTTTAACTATAGAGTTAGATACTCTCTGACTCAGAAGTCAAAGCTGTTCATTGCAAAGATGTATAGGATTATGGCTGGGGAAACAAAAGTAGAAACAGACTATGACGAATCCACCATTGCTAAGGACAGACCCGATAAGTCAAGGGGTGGCCCTAGAAAGGTTAAGAAGAAAAGACTCAAAGGTTTTGAGGACTCTCCTTTAGGTAAAAAGATTATTTCGAATCAGAATGCTTATCGACAACACGAAACGGCATCTCAAGAGCAGCACCCTCGTGAGGAATAAACTTTCCTTTATGCTTCATTAAAGAATATCTTCCGCCCTTAGACATCCAGTGATATCCCTCTGGAGACTTTACCATTTTTTTAGTTTCTCTTTTTTTTGTTTTCATAATTATATTCTTGGTGTTGAATATCTAAATTTTAGATACTCTTCAGTGTCTTTTTTAAATTTTTTAGCTTTTGGGCCTTTGTCTTTTTTATGGTGATACTTTCTCCACCATTCTGAAAAGTCTTTACTTGAACTTAAAACATCACCAAAATCTCCCGGCCCCTGAAGTTTGTCTGCTATAAGCAGTATTTGCTGTTTTTCTTTTGATAGCCTTGAGAAGTCTGCTGGCTCTTGATGTAGCTTAAAAAGCCATTCAGGTATTTGTCTTCCTTGATCATTGAATCTTTCAACGGCTCTGTTTACAGCTGTTGCCGCTGCTGATCTGTCTAATTTAGAAGGGTCTTTAAGATACTCAAATTGATATAAGCCTCTACCCGGCCCACCACCAACTTGTTTTTGTGCAGGATCCATTGTCTTACCTGTTTCGTGATAAGCAATAGCCTCAAATTTATCCTCCCAGTCTCCTCTAGTTCCTCCCTTTTCAGCGATTAAGTCTTTAAAAGAATCTTCTAAAATTTTATCATCGCTCATTTCACCAGCCATCCTGTATGGTTCATACATAGGCTCAGGTTTAATAGAACGCCTTCTTATTTTTAATTTTTTAGGATCTGTTTTTTTCTTAGTCTTCATCTGCGTAGAAACAAGCTTTTACTTTGTAATGGGTAGGTGTCATATTCCCAGCTTTAACAGCAGCCTTTACAGCTTTAGTAGCCTCCTCTAATGTATCAGCCTTTACCATAACCATCTGCTCATTGCTCATATAACCTCCTTTGTCATACTCCATATAGCCACCGCCACCATACTCAACCATTCCTCCGCCTTCATATTCTTTAGACAGCATCTTCTTTGCCATCTCTCTTTGCTTAGGATCTTCAAGTAAAGCTTTTAGCATACCACCAGAAGCATACTCCATCATTCCACCTTTTCCGTACTTCTTAATCTTCATAATTCAAATATTTAGTTTTTCCGTTTTTCTTTACTGCCTTAAGTATTTGTTTTCTGTTCTTACCATAGTTATATGATACGTGTACCCAATCGGGGCATTCCTCCGAACCGAATTCCCAAATTAATTGATCAAACACAAAATTATCTTTTATATTATGAAATACTTCAGCATTCTTGTAATCACAGTCCCCTGTGCATATATCTATATCAGCCGCAGCTCCCTTGATAGCACAATGCTGTGAGGTAGCACTCCCACCGATAGCAGTATTCAAAGCAGGACTTCTATATCCACTTGTAATAACAATAGGCCCCATAAGATCTCTTAAGGGTTGTAATACTTTTTCACATAGTTCTGTTAGGTTTTCTATTTGCTGTTCATCGGGTGTATTATCTATGTCTCTACGCTTAGCCGTAACAGACCTAGTCATCTCTTTTAATGTAAAGTTTTTACTTAGCTTCATAATAAGGCAAAGATAAACTTATATTTGCTTTGATGGAAGACCAACAAGAAACAAGTAAGGAAAAAAGGATAAGAAGGAAAAGGGAATATCGTAACAGAAAGAGAAAAAGATTAGACGATTATAAAAAGACATTAAGTTGTGAGATCTGTGGAGAGAGCCATACTCGATGTTTAGAATTCCACCACATAGATCCTTCTACCAAAAGAGGACACATAGCCGACTTAATTAAAGATTGTTCTTTTGATTTAGTTATGGAAGAGATTAAGCTGTGCAGAGTTCTCTGCGCTAACTGCCATAGAAAGGAGCATTAAGAGATTTACTTAAAGTATTACTTTAGGGTTGCATCTTAATTTTTTTTGTTGTAACTTCGTCTAAGTACTGCGAGGTAGCAACGATACTCAATACTTCACGTAATGAACTATCTCGTCTCGCCATACGAAACTCTCAACTTAAATACTACTGAAGTGCGGGGGTCTCAAAACCCCAAGCACGAAAGGACAGAACACTAAGTGAGACTCCATTCCAATTTGTATACGGGCGTATTATATTCATAATTTTGCTGTTACCCCATTGCTATTTAACAGCTCTATCACAAGACATATCTGGCCTTCTGACGTTCCCCGAAAATTTTCTGAGAAATGTTTAGTGAGGGGATTATATACATATTATAACGACACGATCAGCAAACCGAAACGAATTCTGCAACCCATCCCCCTCATTTTGAAACGCATTTTCTGCAAATATTCTAGCTTTTGTATGTAGCATATAGATATAACTAATAACTGTAGCTATTACAAAGTATTGAACTATTTAAATGATTTTTGAGTCCCTTATGGAAGCGGAACAATCCCTCCACCAATTACCCTTATATATATATTACAGCTCAGGGAACATTATCAGATGCGCTTGTGTAAATCTGTTGCAATATGTAAGCTGTTGATTATCAAGTTGCGATACATATGTTATTAACAATTTGTTTATTAAAATATATTTTCTTACATTAGCAAAATATTAATCAAACAAACAACACAAATTATGAGCAATTTCACTTTAAAAAACCCGAAAAAATTTTATATATGGTCAGTAAAATCATATAGAAACCCTAGAACAATTTATATAACTGATATATTAGCACCAAAAGATTTTAATTTTCAAGTTGGTCAATTTGTTGGTACAAAAATTAACGAAATGAAGTTAATTGGATATAAATTTATAAAAGACCATTATGGTAGAGATGTCGAGGAGGTTTTTGAAAATACAGGAAAATTTATGAAACAAGAAATTATTGATATTCATAATAATTCTTTTAAGGCATACTGAAGATGGGTTTATTACCCGAAACGCTGTGAAGCGTCTATGTCAATTAATAATAATCAAACAACACAAACAATGAAAAAAGTAAGACTTTCAAATAACCCACATAATAAACTAAGGACAGGAGTTAATCGGTTGCCTCATCAGAAATATGAGCGAGCAATGCACAAAATGAACTTTGATAAAAAGTCAGGCGAAGAAATTCCGCTCGAGCAAGTAATTGAAAATTGCGTTGAAGAGCTGGAAAATTTTCGGCTTTCGTTTTACGTGATGGGTAACGATATTCAAATCGCTGAAGACTATTGCTACAAAATACAATCGTTTTTAGATTATGTCGATAATAATTGGTATCGATATGACACAGATAGTGCAAAAGTTATAAAAATTGCAAACCTATGCACGCAAAATTTATACGCATCTCGTCAATTACATAAGGCCTTACGAACTATTAACGAAGTCGAAAAGTTTTTCGATCCAGTTTATGGATAATTAATTTATTTATCCGCCTTGCCTGACCTTGAAATAGCGGTCAGGTTTCGGTGGTAAAAACCATTAATAAACAACTAAAACAACACAATTATGAAAGCTGAAATCTATAATAAAATTAACGACATCGTAATCGCAGGATTAGAAAAGAAAGGTATGAAATGGTTCAGACCGTGGAGGAATGCAAACGGACTCGTTGATGGTGCATACAATTACACTACAAAGAGAGCTTATAACGGGTTTAATATATTCCTGTTAAATGCTGTTATGGCTGATCAAGGATACGAGTTTAATCAATGGTTAACATTCAAGCAAGTATCAGCTCTTAAAGGAAAGGTGATCAAAGGTCAAAAAGCTACAGATGTTTACCTTTGGAACAACGGTTATTTTGATAATGTCAAGAATGTTTACATCAGCTCAAAGGATGTAAAGAATATTAATCTTAAAGAGAAGACAAAAACAGGATCACTTCGCTACAGGAAGACCTACAGCATTAGATTCTATAAAGTATTTAATGTATCACAATGTGAAGGTATTGAACCTCATAAAACAGAAGATAAAGTAGAGGTTATCAATGAGCCAATCGAAGTAGCTGAAAGTTTAGTTAAGGACTTTGTTGAAAGAGAAAATAACTTTAAGATTGTTCATAGAGAAAACAGAGCATATTACAATAAGACAAATGATTTTATTAATATGCCTGAGATGAATTCATTCATCGGATCAGAATCTTACTACAAGACATTGTTTCACGAAATGGTGCATAGTACAGGACACAATTCTAGACTCAACAGGAAGACCTTAGAAGAGGTTTCATCATTCGGTAGCGTAGAGTATTCAAAGGAGGAGTTGGTCGCTGAGATCGGCTCAATGTACTTAACAGGTCTATTAGGGATTGAATGTGAGGATACAATGGAGAATTCTCAAGCATATATCAAAGGATGGTGTAAGCATCTGAGAGAAGCCAAAGATGAGTGCATATACGCAATGCAACAGGCAACCAAAGCTGTTAACTATATAAAGGAAGGTAAAGCAGTAAATATTAACTAGTTTTTGTTTGGTTCTGCCATCAGTCTGCATAGAGATATGCGGACTTTTGGTGGTAGAAACCAAATATTAATTTAAACAACAACACAATGAAAACAATTCTAAAAGAAAAAGTTCAATTCGATTTATTCCAAGTGAATACAAGTTATGAAAGTGGTAATGAAGGAACTGATACCATTAATGGTCTGGATATGATTGGGGAACATACTTATGGCATCAACAACCCATATTCATCTTTAAATAAAAGTCAGCAAGAAGAGAGAAGAACATATTTAAAATCAAGAATCTTTGCAATCAATTTTTTAGATAATAAATCTGTATGGGAATCCAAAATGGATTATGTAGCTAGAGAACTAGGATTAAATGAAGATAAATGTTACTATCGTATAAATACAGTAACTGAACCAGATCCCGTAATTCAGATAAAAGGAAGATCGGGAAAGAAAGATTGGGAAATACACCTAACAAAAGTAGATCCAATTATTCCTATATGCTATGATGAATGGAGATATGATTCTGTTCTTAAAGATGAGGAAGCTACAGACTTTTAAATAATAAGTAATACCTCGCCATGCGAGGTATTCTTGTTTCAGTAAAAATCAAATATTAATTTTAAAAACAACACAATGAATAAAGAATCAGAATTAAAACAAGCACAAAGTCTATTAGATGAGGCATATGGAATAGTAATGAACATTACAGAAGATGATCATCCAATTTTACACAAAATAGATGATGTCCAAAATGATATCGATGAATTATAAATTATAACTAAACCAAATATTAATTTAAACTTTAAAACAGATGATGAATAATAAAGAACACTTAAAAAGAGCAACTGATAAGTTAGAAAATATAACTTATTGGATGAAGAAAAGTAAAATACCTTATGATGTAAAAAGTTTGAAATTAGTCTTTGATGATGTGATTTCAGATTATTGTGATTATAAGAATAGTAATTAAGTTTAATTAAAGAGTACCCTGCCATGCAGGGTATTCTTATATATAGTAATATCTATGATAAAGTATTTTGAAAAATCAATAGCTCTATTTGTAGCTCTTATATTAATAGTTTTAACATTCGTTATTCCTGCATATATATGTTCTGTAATAGAGTCAATTATAAGTTGAGTATGAAACCATACAGCAACTTGGTCACAATGGCAATAGGAGTATTCTTTTTGCTGTTAACAATCTTCGTATACATCGTGATGACCTACACAATAATAGATGTATTTTTTTCATTAATTAAATAAACATTTTAAATATGGATAGTATAAGCAAAATAAAGCGATCATTACTTGAAAATTATAAACTAGAAATTGTCGAATTTGACATTGAAAAAGCTAAGGAAGAGCTTAGGATGTCAAAAATGCTTCTGCATTACGATAGGCAACCGACAACTAAAAATAGTGAATTATGATTGATGTAAAAGATCAGATAGATAAGCTGAATGAACAGCTTAAAAAATGTGAAGAACTAAATAAGCAATGTTCCGAAACACTAGCAATAATAGAAGTATTAATTAATCATAAATGGAAATGAATTATATTTTAAGATCAGGAAAGTACAAGGGTAAAAAGTGGACAGATGTCCAGACCTATGATAGAGGTTATATTGAGTGGGTTAGAGAGAATCGACCTGAGATGTTAAAACCTTTAAAAAAGAAAGCTGTTAACAGCAAACCAATCAACGACAAGGTTAAGTTTATTCCTTTAAGTGATGACGATATTGTCAAAAAGGATATAGATACAATGAAAAGCAAGAAGAAATTCAGGCAGTTCGCATCTAAAGTTCATAAACACCATAAAAATCTTTAATAAAATGACATACAAAGAATTTAAATCAAAACACAACTTGAGTAACGACTCGATAGACAGTTTAAAAATGCTTAGTGGTTGTGAGGTTTACTCAATAAATTATGAGGATACAGTTGCCATATCAGGAGTAAATGTTGTTTCTCAAGGAGAAGTAATTGATTGCTTAGATACAAACGAAAAAATATCTGAGCTGTTTGAAGAATATTTCAAAAATTGTTAAATTTAAATTAATAGAAATGAGAACACAAGAAGACGAGTATAACGAGAAAAAGAAAAATCTCAATATGTCAATACATTATTGCGAAAGAACTTTAGGATTAACTAAAGATGCCCCAATGTTGAAATACTACATTGATGAGAGAGATAAAGTAATTGACTTTCTAAATAACATACGATGAACTACGATGAAAGTTTAGATCAAAACAATCCATACACTATGGATGTATCAGAGTACTGCGAAGAATGCGGTGAACATAATGGTAGCCATCCAACAGAAGATATTTTCTGTTCTGAGGAATGTTACAAAAAGTATAACTATATAATAGATTAAAACTATGCCAACACACAATAGAAAAACGTTTTATGTAGACTACGTTCCCAGAAAGAAGGAATGGGTAATAAGAAATCTGTCAAGTAAATTAATATTATTTTCTTTTAAGACAGAAAATGACGCTAAATCCTTTAAGAGCAAACTAGATAAATACCCAATGGGATAATTATTTAGAATCAATATAAATTAACAGAAAAACTTGATTATGTGGTCAAAAGTAGTGTAACTTCGCAACAACAAATATTATGAACAGCAACACAGAAGAACTAATATCGTTTCTAACTTACAGAATTCAAGCTCTTGAACGTGAGTTAGAAGAAAGCAAAAAGATTAACAGCAAACAGGGTTTAGCGGAAAAAGTAACGAACGTTTAATTTTTATTCATTAAGAATTAAATAACAACGCTAAACGAAATATAAGTGATTTGGGGATGCTTCTGCACTATCTGGAAATCTTATAAATAAGAATAGTATTTTGCTATTCATCTAATAATCAGTAACTTTATATCAATTAAATTTTAAATTCAAATTATGGCAACTAAAACAACCACTAAGAAGAAGTCTGTATTCGAAACATTGAATGCGATTAATGTCAACGAACATACCGAGAATAAAAACGGACTAACATATCTGTCTTGGGCGTGGGCTTGGCAAGTAACTAAGGAGAACTATCCAACAGCTATATATACTATATATGAAAGCGCAGAAGGAATGTTCTATCATACCGATGGCAAGACAGCTTGGGTAAAGACAGGAGTAACTATTGAAGATGTAGAACACATTGAGTACCTGCCTGTAATGGACTATAGAAATAAGTCTATATCTATGAGCAACATAACATCTACCGATGTAAATAAGACCATACAGCGTAGCTTGACTAAGGCTATTGCTAGACACGGACTTGGACTTTACGTTTATGCAGGTGAAGATTTACCTTCTAAAGATGATGGCAAAACTACAGCTCCAAAAAAGGTAGAAAAGAAAGCTGTTAAACAGGCAGATAGTAGCGAAGAAAAGTTTGCTTTAGCTAAAGAGTATATTGGCAATCACGGAAACAAAAAGGAGGCAGTCCAAATGTCTTTGAAATGGTATGGTGATATATTTACAGATGCGCAAAAGAATGAGCTAAACGCTTTAGTCTAATGCAGTTTGCTGTTGATTTACAAAAGAAAACAGGCAAGAGTTGGTTATCTTACAGCTCTATTAAATTAGCTGTTGAGGATCTGGTAAACTTTGAGGCTTACTGTGCTGGTACTTACTACAAGGATTCTGATGCATTAACTTTTGGTTCTGCATACGATTGTCTCTTATTTGAAAAGGATAAGTTTAAGAAGAGATTTGCTGTTATGGACGATAGGGAAATTGTCGATGAGATTGGCGGAAAGAACCCTAGAGTTACCAAAAAATATAGAGATTGGAAACAGCAGTTTTCTGAAGGAGCGGAAGGTAAAAAACTTTTATCAGGAGATGACTACCACAAGGCTTTAGCAATGATCAAAAGATTGAAGTCTACAAATATGTATGATATGTATTTAGCAGATGCTGAATATCAGTATGAAGCATCAGGGTTTATAAAAGATGTGCCTGTTCACGGATTTTTAGATGCTAAGGGTAAAGACTACATAGTGGATGTTAAGAGTGCTAGATCGGTGAATTCTTTTCGAGGATCTGTATTTAACTTCTCTTATGATTTACAAGCATATGTATATACGCAACTCACTGGTATTCAAGACTATATATGGGTTGTGCAAGAAACAACATATCCCTATACAATGGGATTATTTACGTGTTCTGAGCGAACATTAGAATCTGGCAAACGAAAGTTTGAAACAGGAGTGGACATTATCCGCTCATATCTTGAT